GTGGTCCCGGTCTCCGGCCCCTGGCCTTCGGTTCCGGTGTCGCCGCCGTTTTCCGTTCCTGCTGCAGTGCTCATGTGGCCCTCCTGGGGCTGTCTCGTGCTGCCTCCGGGGCAGCGCTAAACACCCGGCCTGCTGGTCGGGTGAAAATCGTGGGGCCGTCAGGCGGCCTTGGGTGAGTCGCGGAAGTCGCCGTCGCGGCGCATCCGGTGGAGGATGGTGTCTTGCGTCCGGGCCTCGCCGGCGGCGTCCGCTTCCTTGGCCGCCTTGTCGTAGGCGTCCACCCACCGCTGCTCGGTTTCGGTGGGAATCCACTCGCCGTAGACGATCTCCGCGGTGCAGCCGCAGTGACCGTGGAAGAGCAGCTTCTCTCCGCCGCTGCGGGACGGGCGGAGGATGTTGCCCTCGGTGGTGCGCTTGGACCGATAGACGTTGCCTCGGCTGACGAGCATCGCGCAGAAGGTGCAGGGGTCGCCGTAGGAGACGCGCCGCCAGCCGACTGCGCCGGAGTCCTTCGCGGTGGTTTCGTCGACGAGGGAGCGTCCGCCGGCGAGGACCTGCCTGTTGACCAGGCCGGAGAGCCGGTCGAATCCGTGGGCGTAGGCGACGTCGGGGTTGGTGCCCTTCTTGATTGCCTGCTTCAGCGCGACGGGCCCCCCGACGCGGATCACGTTGAGCATCTCCGCGGTCGGGAAGGCCGGCGAGATGATCACGCCGGCCGTGGCCCCGATCTCCGCACCGCGGTACTCACGGACGTAGGCGGCGGCTGCCGTCTTGGACCGGTCGTAGTAGCGGCGGAGGATCCCCAGCTGGATGGTCGCCCAGCGTGGAAAGGATGCGTCGAGGTCGGAGAGCTGCAGGAACCGCCAGGCGGCCCGCGATTCGATGATCGCCGGCGCCGAGATTCCCAGCTGCGCGAGCCTGTTGGCTTCCGTGAGGGCTTTGCCCTCCTCGGTGAGCGCCATGGTCAGGCTCCCTGTGCCTGCCGGTCCAGGGCCGCGGCGAGCTTCTCGTCAGCCGACGGGTGCTTCAGCTTGTACTGCTGCCACTTCTTCGCGTCCTCGACGGAGACACCGGGGATGCGGTCCCAGAGCAGCTCCACCGGGATGCCCAGCATGGTGGCGAGCTTCCCGAGGGCGTCGGCGGCCTGAGCCATCGAACGCGACTCCAGGTCCTCGAAGAGTGCGGTGACGGTGAAGTCGTTGGCGTCCTCTTCGCGGCCCTCGATGTGCGCGGCCAGCCGGAGCTTCCGCACGGCACCGGAGCCGAGGGATGTCTTACGCTCCCCCGCCTTGAGGGCGAGCATCGACTGGGCCGCCGCGAGCGCCTCAGCGGAGAGGTTGATCATCTTGCCGGTCAGGTTGTGCGACGGCGTCTGTGACACCGCGGCCAGGGCTTCGATGTCGGACTCCCAGGCCTTGATGAACCCGTCCATGGAAGTCTCGTCCAGGGTGCCGAACTCGACGCCCTCTTCACCGGTGAGGATGTCGCTCTGCCGCAGGAGCAGCTTCAGGCGCTTGCCCTCGGCCTCGTCCTCCGGTTTGGCCAGCCCCGTCGCGGTGCGGATCTTCCACGAGTTGTAGTGCTGGACCAGGAGCCGGTCGTAGGCGGTCTTGTTGATGCGCTTCGCCACGGGGATGAAGGGCTCGACTTCGCCGGGGCTCCGGCCTTCGAGGTCCATCTGGTTGGTGTCCCTGATGATCGGGGTGACGCCGACGTCGTGGAAGCGCGGCTCGACGTACTGCAGCCGCCCGTCCTTCTCCACGAGGAGGTGCACGGCTTCCTCGTCGATTACTTCGAGACCGCGCTCCCCGGGCTTGGACCCGACGATGCGGAGCCCGTACATCGGGTATTCGTCCACGGCGATGTCCTGGTAGACGGCATACATGTCCCGCGGCGAGATGCCCCGGATCGTGGCGCCCAGGTCGCCGGGAAGGACCGTGCTGTAGGAGTAGCCGTAGGCGAGGGTCGCCCGGGTGATCGCCTGCTGCCGCAGCGCCATGTCGTTCCGCTGCCACGGCAGCCACATTTTGGTGAGGTCCCGGTCGGAGGTGCAGGTGATGCCCTGCATCTGGATCATCTGCGCCGTCGTCGTGACGACCAGTCCCAACCAGGGAGTCTCCGAGAGGTCCCGAAGGCTCTGCAGCTCCGTGTCCGAGTTCCGCGGGATGACAACCTTCTCAGGGGACCATCCATGCCAGCCGTCGATCACGTCGAGGCGGGCCCGCTCCGTCAAGTACCCGGGGAGGAGGAGGTCTTGGACGAGCTCCACAACGGCTGCTGGACGCATCACCATACCCGGCCTCCCTTCTTCTTAGCTGCTTGGTTGAGAATCAATCTGCGGACAAACCGGGCGCCGACGGCCGTGATGGCCAGGTCGATCTTTTCCTTCGCCTCACGGTGCTTCTTCGCGATCGACACGTGCCCGTAGACCGGGTAGCGGCGGGCGTTGAGGACGTGCCGGCGGAGGCGCGGATCGCCGTCGTGCGTGAAGGACCCCTGCTTGATTTCCTCGAGGGTGTACTCCACGGCGCCGGCGAAGATCTTGGCGTTGTCCGAGGCGGCCATGTCGAACATGATGGCGTGGCCGTCCTTCTGCCCGGGGCGGGCCCAGATCTTCAGGACGCCCTTGTAGCGCCGGTGCCACTCATCGAAAAGCGGGTCCCAGTACCGGTCGAACGTCTCGTCCTCCAGCACGTGGGACGGGTCACCGAAGAAGCCGACCACACGGTACTTCTCGAACGCGGCCACCACGGTGGCGTCGACCTTCTCGCGCGGGGCGAGCCAACCGTCGCCGCGGCGGCCGGCGGGCCGCTGCCACATCCCCAGGGTGAAGACGTGCCCATCGGACAGCCGGCAAGCGGACAGCGCGGTCGCGTCATCGGACTTCGAGCAGTCCAGGAAGATCGCGATCTCCTCGCCCGGTTCGACAACCTTCTCCGGAGCCTTGAGCGGGTCCCATTCCTGGGGAGTCGTCCAAGCGTCCTCGGCCGCGCCGATCTGGTTGTACCACTTGCGCCGGGACTCCGACGGCGGGTTCTTCGGGTTCGTGATCGACTTGATGATGCGGTCGGTACTCAGCCAGATCGCGTCTCCTCGGATCGACTCAACGACAGCGGGCGCGTCCTCCACGGTCAGCGGCGCACCGGGCGGCGCTTCAAGGGAGTCATACAGGATGCCGGTCTCGACGAACTCGGCGTCCTCGCCCTGCGTCTGCTCCCACGCCTCGCGGGTCCGCTGCCCGACCGAGTCCTCACCGGGCCGGTAAGCGTTGCAGATGTCGAGCTGGCGGGCCGGCGCGTCCGTGGCGGACTTCGCGGCGTTGCCCTCGAGGGCTCCGTCCATGTCGTGGCCACCGTTGGACGAGTTCCAGTTCTGGGTCTCGTTCTTGATGACCAGCTTTGGCCGGCCGCCTTCGATGGCGAGGACCGATGACGTGACCGCCTGAATCTGCCGGGTGTCGTTCAGACCCCAGATCATCGTCTTGCCGACCTGGATCCCGTACTTCTTCCGCGCCTCAGGCGAGACGAGGCTCGGGAAGAGCTTCATGGTGTTCTGGGTCTGCGTCTGGGACACGGCGATCAGCTGCACCCAGGCGTCCGGTTCCTCGCGGCCCACCGGCCGGTCGCCGTCCCAGTGTGAAAACTGGACGTCGGCGAACATATACGCCATCGACAGGCACGCCGCGACAGGGTCCTTGCCCCAGCCCTTCATGCGCTGCAGCACACCGGAGTGGTAGAGCGGTTCCCCGCGTTCGTCGATCGCGAAAAACCAGAGGATGAACCTGGCCTGCTCCATCGTGAAGGTCCACGGGCCGCCCCGCTTATCCCGCAGCCAGATGCCGCACCACGCCAGGACATCCCACCCGAGGGTGAACTGCGGCAGGTGCCAACCGTCCGGGGTGTAAACCCAGGTCGGGCCGATCTTTACCGGCTCCCACTTCAGCCCCGCCGGGGGAAGCGTGAGCTCCAGCTGCCGGCGGTACCAGGCGATGATCTGTTCGGACTCGTCTACGGGGGTGGCAAGCGCGGCGCGACTACGCGCCATGGGAGGACCAACGGGCGTTGGCCGCGTCGCGGTTCTGCGCGGACCGGCTGCCGGCGCCGATCTCGCCGCCCTCGTCCGGGAGCTTCAGGCCGCCGAGGAGGCGGGCGACCACGCTGCGGTGCTGCCGGAGCTCGGACACCAGCGGGTGCGGCACGAGCTGACCCATCGAGCCTTTGACCGTGAGCGGCTGGGTGCGCATCTCGCGTTCCATGGCCGTGATGAGGTCCATCTCGCGGCAGGTGTCCTCGAGGATAGCCAGCTCGTCCAGGCGGAACTCGTACTTCGACGTCATGTCGGTCCAGAGTTTGCGGCCCTTGGCTTTCAGCCCGACGGGCACTTTGATGCTGGTCTTGTCGTCAGCCATGATCGATGTCCTCCTGGGACGCTGGGCGCGTCCACCCGGGACGCTATTGGAGCGAGGCGACCACCGCGGTGAGGTCAGCGAGCGCAGCTGGTGTGCTCCCCCACCGGTTGCCGGTCACGGCGATGTACCGGCCGGCGGAGTAGTACTCCACTGCGCGGCCGTCGCGGATGAGCCGGCCCGGGCCCTCGGGCAGGTGTCCGAAGACGTGCAGGCCGGTGCCGGACTGGCTGACCTCGACATAGGTGGCCGGGGCGGCGGCGAGGATGTCGGCGGCCCAGCTTTCGAGCCGGCCGCCGTCCAGGCAGTGGTCCAGGTCGATGCAGCCGACGCCGTCGCCGAGGACGTAGCCGAGGCCGGCGCCGGCCTTCGATGCTTTCGCCGCGGCGTAGGTGGACCAGGTCTCCGCGTTCGTCGAGGACGCCTGGCGGCCGGCCACGGTTAGGGGGCGCTTGTTCGGTGCGCGGCGGATCCAGCGTGGCCGGGAAGTCATTTCTGCTGGCAGTTTGCCGGCCCTCGATGCGTAGACGCGGTGTTTTGTGGAGCAGAACCGGGCGCCGGTGCGCAGCAGCTTCAGCGAAGCTCCGCAGTACTCGCACGCCCTGGTTTCCATGCTCTCAGTCTACCAGTGATCTGTTACGGATAATCCTTGATTTCTAGGTAATTTCGCCGGAACCGACGCGGCCGTCGATCTGCCGGCGGCCCGCTGCCGAATTGGGCTGTTTCAACGCCAAAAGCCCCTGAAAACGCCGTGAGAACGGCGCCCAGGGGCTTCAACGGGCTGCTGAAAAACAGGAGCGAAGTGCATGCAGGCCGAGAATTGCTATCCGGCGGTGGCGGGGTCCGAGGCCCGAGGGGGCACCCCCCTGGGGCCTCGGCGGCGGCCGGACTAGGCCTCGAAGAGGGCCTTGACGTCGTCGCGCTTCAGGCCCTTGAGCTCGGCCTCGCTGTGCCCATTGGCGAGAGCGTACGCGGTCCAGTCCTCGAGGCTGGCGTTGCCTGCGGGCTTGTCGCTGTGCCGCTCGCCGCCGTCGCCGGCGTCTTCCTCGGTGGTCTTGGTGGTGCCGTCGATGTCTTCGGCGACGCCGCGTTCGATCAGGCGGACCGCAGTCTCGTCGCTGACTTCGATGGTATCGCCTTTGTCGTGGCCGGCGAGGTCTTTGGTGAGCTTGATGCTGGTGGTCATTGTCGTCTCCCTGGGTGAGGTTCGGGTGGTCGCCTTCGTGCTCGTGCTCGAAGCGTGTTACGCCTGGCGTTCTCGCGCGCCGTCTTGGCTTTGTGGTGTGGGTGGCACAGCCACTGGAGGTTGGCCAGGTCGTCGGTGCCGCCGTCGGCGTGGCTGATGATGTGGTCGCAGTCTGTGCCGGGAGTGGTGCAGCGTTGGCCGCGGGTGGTGTGTTCGCAGCGGCCGCCAGCGCGTCGGCGGGTGGCGTCGATGCGGGCTGGCCAGTCGGCGGGGAGCGTGTGCTGGCGGTTGCTGCTGGACCATCCCATGGTCTGCGCCTCCGGTGGGTGGTGGCCGCGGCCCGGCCGTATTGGGGATCCGGTCGGGCCGCGGTTGCCGGTGGAAGGGTCCGGCGTCTCACTCATGGCAGCGGCTCTTGGTCCGCCGCGGGAACCGCAGGGGTCGAACCTGCACTGTCCGGGGTTTGAGCCCGGCGCCTCTGCCGGTTCCCGAATCCCGCGGCCGCCGCATTGGGGGTCGGCGACCGCGGGTGCACTGGTGTTGCTCCGGTGCTATTCAGTTGTCGTCGGCAGCGGGCAGGAATCCCGACCTGAAAAAGGTATGGCTCGACGTGCTTCCAAGGCTATCAGGAATCAAACCTGTGCATAACCATTTCGACCCGAACAGGTTCACTGGCGTGTCGTTGGGTTTACGGAAGCATGGCGGTCACGGATTCGTAGGCGTGTGCCCTCTCGGCGAAACGGATGATCTCTGGGTGTGGTTCGAAGTACTCCCGGCCGCGGCGCCGGTGATCGATGAACAGGTGGTGCAGCCTGGTCTCGTCCTGCCGGGTTCCCCTCTTGGTGAGCAGGACGGCGTCTGGCTTGAGCTGCCGCATCCGGATCCGCGGGTTTTGCGTCCAGCCGATCTTGATCTGCTGGCCGAGCTGGACGATGTAGACGCTCCCGTGTTCCTGCTCGGTTGCGGGATCGACGTCGATGTCGTGGCCGGCCCGGACAAGAGCTTCGAGACGGGCATTCTCCCTCCTTTCCTCGGCGGCTTCGATCTGTTTGGCGAGCCAGTCCCATTCGTGGAATGGCCAGGCGGGGAGGTTGCGGTGCCAGGTGCCGCAGCCGGCGGTGTCGGGTTCGCAGGTGCCGGATTCGCAGCGGACGATGGGTTGGCCGTTGTCCTCGGCGCCGATGATGCGGACGTAGAGGGTGGGCTGGTCGCACCAGGGGCAGTCGGCCTTGAGGCGTTGGCCGGCGCCGAGTTCAGCGAAGTGGTGGGTGAGGCCGGCGCGCAGGCGGCTGGCTTCTTCCTGGATGTCTTCGCCGATCTCGGGGGTGACGTTGCCGAAGTTGGCGCTGACGTAGCGGATTAGCAGGAGCGGGTCGTCGTAGCGGTGGGTTGCGGCGCGGATGAGGATGGCGTGGTGGCCGAGGTCGGTGGCGACGCGGCGGGCGAGTTTGCCCATGGTGGTGGTGAGGTCGATGGCGCGGTCGAGTGCGTCGAGGTGGATGGGGGCGGGCGACTCTCCGAGGGTGAAGGCGCCGCGTTCGATTTTCTCGATGCGGGCGAGCTCGTCGAGGCGTCCTCGTTGCTCGAGGGTGAGGGTGGGTTCGCGCCAGGGCTTGGGTGTGCCGCGGTGCATGGTTGCGCGGAGGTCGGTCCAGCGGGTGTAGATCCAGTCGAGGTCTTCGACGGCGGTCCTCATGCGGGGTCTGCTTCCTGGTCGTAGTGGGTGCGGTCTCCGGTGAGGAGGGCGACGAGTTCGCCGAGGGTGAGGGTGACCCATTGGTCTTCGGGCCGGCCCTTGCCGTGGCGTTTGTGGATGATGAGCCCGGCGAGCGCGTCGTCGTTGCCGCGCTCTGCTTCGGCTTCGGTGGCCCAGCCGCCGAGGGCGAGCTTGGCGGTGTTCTTGCATTCGAGGACGATGCGGCGGCCCATGTGGCGGAGGCCGGCGATGTCGCCGCGGTCCTTGGCGCCGTTCTTGACGCGGCGGTCAATGCGGTCGTCGACGTGTCGGGCGAGGTAGTCGGCGATCATGCGTTCGAAGGTGGAGCCTTTCTGGCGGTGGTAGCGGGTCACTTGGCAGCCTCCTTAGATTCTGGCTCTGCTACTGACGCGGTCTTGCTAGGGCAGTAGATGGAGCGGTTCTCGGTGTGCTGCCACGAGTCCCACAGCGTGGACCAGAACAGCGGCTTGTCGCACATCCGGCACGTCTTCTCCCAGTCGTTCTTGACTGGTTCTCTGGGCTGCTCGGGGGTGGCGTTAGAAGTTTGGTTGGTCATTGGTGCTGGTCTCCTTGGTGGTGGGTCTGGGGATGAAGCCTGGGAAGCGTGCTCCGCATTGGTGGGCGGGGATGACGGTCCGGCCGTGGTGGTCGGGTGGTCTGGGTCCGTAGAGGTAGGGGCCGCGGCGGTCGGAGAGTTCGTAGCTGGTGCCGCGGGGTTTGAGGGTGAAGGTGGGTCGGCCGACGATGAAGCACGCGTGCTCCTGGGGCGGGGAAAGCGGTGTTGGGTCGGCGGTGACCATGCCGGCGCAGAGGTCGGCGTCCATGCCGTGGAGGGTGAGCTCCTGGCAGTTGGGGCAGCGGCCCCAGCGTGCGGCGCGGAAACCGCCCGTTTTGTTCTCCAGCTGGGCCTTGAGCCAGTCGTCCATGGCCGGCTTCTTGCCGGCCTTGGACGGGAGGTTGAAGAGGGTCTGCTGCTTCATGGCCGGCCCCCGGTGACAGCAGTGACAGCAGTGACATGAGTTTTGTTGATGCTGGCCGCGGGTGCGTACGCCCGCAGTGGAGCTGATAGTTCTAAAGTTGTGTCACTCGTGTCACTGG